AGAGCCACGCCAGAACCAATGCGGCCGCGACGAAACCCCCATCGGACTGGTCACCGAGCAGCCGAAGGAGGACTACCTGTGAACGGGCTGTGCTCCAAGGGCTGCGGGAAGCCGGTGAAGATCCGCGGCTACTGTAAAGGCTGCTACCAAGCCAAACGCACCAAATGGATACGGGCCGGGATCTGGCCGGGCATGCCCGATGCCATCGGCACGACCCGCCGGCTCCAAGCCCTCGCCGCACTCGGCTGGGCGCCGTCCGAACTGGCCCGCCGGACCGGCGTCAACCGCTCCACCATCGAGCATCTGATTAAGGGCCGCGTGCAGCGCACAGCGCTGGCCACGGTCAAGGTCAAGGCCGTCGCCGCCATCTACGAGCAACTGTCCATGTCGCAAGGCCCGTCGCAGATGTGGCGCGACACCGCCGCCAAGCGCGGCTGGGCGCCGCCGTTGGCGTGGGACGACGACACCATCGAACAGCCCGACGCTAAACCGGATCGGGGTGAGAAGCGGCACGCCGACTGGGGTGAACGGTTCCTCGAGCTACGCGAACTCGGCTACACCGACTTCGACATCGCCGCCAAGTTGAAGATCCGCCCGGAGTCCATGCTGCGGCAGATGGACCGCTACGGAATCCCCGTCGACCCGGACTTCAACACGTTCGCGTTGGACAAAAGGTATCGGAGCACCGCGTCATGAGCGGCTTTATGTGCCGGTGCGGGCACGAGTCGTGGCGCCACAACTCCTTCGGCCACTGTGCAGCGTTCCTGTGCTGCAACCGCACCGCCGAATGGACACCCGGCCGTCGCGGCACAGAACACGACGGCGTCAACCACCGCGCCCAGGCCTGCACCTGCCAACAGTTCACACAACAAGGGGGAAACAACTGATGGGTGATATCGAGCAGTTGAAGAAGCTGCGGGAGCCGTTCCCCGCCAACCAGATCGGGAAACTCCCGAAGGGCGGCATCATGCTCGACTTCGTCGGGCACGGCTTCCTCACCGCACGGCTACTCGACGTTGACCCGCACTGGAACTGGGAGCCGCTGGCCTTCGATGAACGTGGTCTGCCTCTGCTCGACGAACACGGCGGCCTGTGGATCAAGTTGACGGTGTGCGGCATGACCCGGCTTGGCTATGGGGATGCGGGCGGTAGGAAAGGCCCGAACGCCATCAAAGAAGCCATCGGGGATGCGCTGCGGAACGCCGGGATGCGGTTCGGGGCCGCCCTGGACTTGTGGGCGAAGGGCGACCCGGATGCGCCGCACCCGCCGTCACCGAGTGAGAAGGCGCAGGCCGATCTGTTGGCGGTGTGTAAGCGGAAGAAGATCAAGCCTGCTGATGTGGCGGCGCGGTTCCGCGATGACTATGGCCATGACATTCGGGATGCTGACGCCGCGACGATTGTGGCGTTCACAGCGGTGATCGCCGATGAGTGACCTTCGCATGTCCGGGGCGACACCGGACATCACGCCGAACAGTGCGGTGATGGAGATGGCGCGGCTGTCCCGCCAGCTGGACGAACTCGGCCACCGGTTGAAATCAGCGGAGCGGGAAGCCGTCGACACCGAACACGCCTACCGCGTCGCGAAAGCCAAAGCGCTACTGGCGGTGACGGATGGGACGGTGCCGGAGCGGGAAGCCCAAGCGCTGTTGAAGGTGGAGGCGGAGCGGCTGGCGGCGAAGACCGCGGAAGCGAACCTGCGGATCCTTCGATCAGATATCCGGATTGCCGAGAACAGGATTGATGTGGGCCGGTCGGTGGTCGGTGTGCTGCGCATGGAAGCGAGCCTTGCTCGGTGACCGGGTTTGCGAAGTCGGTGCGGGACATCGTCGCCGAACGGGCACAAGATCACTGCGAGTGCTGCGGTGTCGGCCGCCCGGAGCAGCTGCACCACCGCCGCGCCCGCGGCATGGGCGGATCATCGGCCGGCGACACCAACACGCCCGCCAACGCTTTAGCGGTCGATACCCGCTGTCATGCCCTGATCGAGTCGCAGCGCGCCCTGGCGTTGGACCGCGGCTGGCTTGTCCGGCAAGGACAAGACCCAGCGTCGGTGCCGGTGCTGCGGCACGGCGCGGAGTGGGTGCTGCTGCTGGCCGACGGCGGCGTGTTCGTGCCGCCGCGAGGCAAAGGGCGGTGCGAGCGGTGCGGATTGCATGTGCTGAAACAAGGACATAGAGAGGGGTGCCAGTCCGCATGACCTACGCAGACTTCATCGCCAACCGGGCGCAACTCGCCGACTCCGGCGGCTTCCAGCCCGCAGAACTACCCGCGCACCTGTTCGACTATCAGCGCGACCTCGTCGATTGGGCGATACGCAAAGGGCGGGGAGCGATCTTCGCCGACTGCGGCCTCGGCAAGACTCCGATGTCACTGGCCTGGGCTGAGCAGATTCACCACCACACCGGCAAACCGGTGCTGTTCCTGACCCCGCTGGCTGTCGGATTCCAGATCGCTACCGAGGCAACCAAGTTCGGTCACGACGCCGCGATATCCCGCGACGGCTCCATCACCGCTCCCATCACCATCACCAACTATGAACAGCTCGACAAGTTCGACTGGACGCGGTTCGGCGGCGTGGTCTGCGACGAGTCGTCAGCCATCAAAGCGTTCGACGGTTCGCGCCGCGCCGAAGTCACCGAGTTCATGCGCCGCATCCAATACCGGCTGCTCGGCACCGCCACCGCAGCACCGAACGACTACATCGAACTAGGAACATCCAGCGAAGCCCTCGGATACCTCGGATACATGGACATGCTGACGAGATTCTTCGTCAACGACAACCGTTCGGTGTCGTCCCGCGGCCGGGACATGGGCGGCAAAGCGCTGGAATGGCGACTCAAGGGCCACGCCGAAAAGCCGTTCTGGCGTTGGGTGTCGTCGTGGGCCAGGGCCATCCGGCGCCCCTCCGATTACGGATACAGCGACGACCACCACCAGCTACCGGAACTCGTTGTGCGGGAGACGAAAGTCGAAGCGCACCGGCCCGCCGAGGGGACACTGTTCGACGTTCCCGCCCACGGGTTACGCGAGGAGCGGGAAGAAAACAGGCGCACCATGATTGAGCGGTGCGAAGCCGTCGCCGCGGCGATTAGTGACGCCGAGACCGCCGTGGCCTGGTGTCACCTGAACGACGAGTCGGCGATGCTGACCGACATCATCCCTGGGGCTGTCGAGGTCGCCGGCTCGGAATCGCCGGAGGCCAAAGAGGACAAGCTCGCAGCGTTCACCCGCGGGGAGATTCGCGTCCTCGTCACCAAACCGGCTATCGGCGCGTGGGGGCTGAACTGGCAGCACTGCCACCGCATGACCTACTTCCCTAGCCACAGCTACGAGCAGTGGTATCAGGCGGTGCGCCGCTGCTGGCGGTTCGGCCAACAGCATCCCGTGCAGGTTGACGTTATTACCACCGAGGGCGGTTCGCGGGTGCTGGCCAATCTGCAACGCAAAGCCGACCAGGCCGACCGCATGTTCAGCGAACTCGTCGCGCACATGAACCAAGCACGGGCAATCGACGCACACGACTACTCAACACCTTTGGAGGTTCCATCATGGCTGGCGTCCTAGACCAACAGATCACTGACCGTTGGGCGATCTACAACGCCGACTGCATGGACATGCTCGCGTCGATCCCCGACGACAGCATCCACGCCACGATCTACTCCCCGCCGTTCTCGGGGCTGTACCACTACAGCAGCGACGACCGCGACCTCTCCAACTCCCGCGACTACGCCGACTTCTTCGACCACTACGGCTACATCATCAGGGAAAAGTACCGGGTCACCATGCCGGGCCGACTATCCGGCGTCCACGCCGCCCTGGTCCCCACCGGCAACACCGGCTCCGACGCCTACACCGACTTCCCCGGCGACGTGATCCGCGCCCACCAGTCGGCCGGCTGGCTGTTCGTCGCCCGGCATGTCATCTGGAAAGAGCCGCTAGCGGTGCGCAATAGGACGATGGCGAAGAATCTGGCGCACCGCACGATCTGCGAGAACGGCGCCCTCGGCGGCGTCGCCGCGGCCGACGAACTACTGGTATTCCGCAAGCCCGGCGCGGCCGAGCCGGTCATTCACCCCAACGGGTTACACAACGGCTACGCCGGAGCCGAACCGATACCGTCCGACCTGCTCAAGTTCCGGCAGTACGAGGGCGACCAGAAACTCAACAAATACTCGCACTGGATCTGGCGTCGCTACGCCTCATCGGTGTGGGATGACGTGCGCCTCGATCGGGTGCTGCCATTCCGCGACGCCCGCGACGAGGACGACGAAAAGCACATTCACCCCTTGCAGCTCGACGTGATCGAACGGTTCCTCGATCTACGCACACGGCCCGGCGAGCGTGTCCTGACCCCGTTCATGGGCGTCGGATCGGAGGTTTACGCCGCGGTCCAGATGGGCCGAATCGGCATCGGGGCGGAGCTGAAACCGTCGTATTTCAAGCAAGCTCTGTGCAATCTGGCCGCTGTAGACGACGAGCGGGCGGTCGAAGAACCGGCCTTATTTCAGGACGTGACCGCATAAATGGGACTGCCGTGGGTACGCCTGGACACCCAATTCCCTTCCAATCCGAAGGTGCTGGAACTGACCTCACAGAACCGCTGGAGGGCGGCGTTCGTCTACATCACCGGGCTGGCCTACGCCGGCCAGCACGGCACCGACGGCTACCTCCCTGAAGCCTGCCTACCGTTCATCCACGGAACCCGCAGGGACGCCGACCAGCTCGTCAAAGCCGGGTTGTGGCACACCGACATGGGCGGCTGGTCAATCAACGGCTGGTCCGACTTCCAGATCAGCGACGAAGAGGCTAAGGCCCGAAGCGAGAAGGCAAGAAGCGCCGCGATGGAGAGGTGGCACGGGAAGAAATGATCAACGATTCAACCGTGTATGCAGTTCATTGGCCAGAAATCAACGTGTTCAAGATCGGGTTTTCCGAGCGCAAACGATGGAAGGCGTTTGTGAACCGAGGCGCAAACCTGATCGGTCTTCTTGATGATTTCAACAACGCTTCTGAGGCCTACGACTTTGAATACGCCTGCCACATAGTCAGCCGTGAGGTCTGCCGGCCAGGGTTCAGAACAGCAGCAGAGGCAAAACCCTATCTAGGGAACGCCGGGGGTGGATACGTCGAGTGTTACCAAGTGCCCGGCGATCTGATGCCGACCGAAATTCTTGACTTCGTCAACTCAAGACTGGCCGTGTTCCATGCGGGCGCATGATTCGGGCATTGCCCGCCCGCATCATTCGGGCATTGCCCCGAGCACATCCACGAACGTACGTAACGGACGGACTTACGAAGACTCTTACTCACCTTGAGTAGCTATCTCACTGCTGAGTAACGCACGCGAGAAACGACAAAAATTCAATCCAATGGAAGGCAAACCATGACCAACGTGACCATCATCGGGAACCTGACCGCGGACCCGGAGCTGCGGTTTACCAACACCGCGAAGGCCGTCGTGTCGTTCACGGTGGCCGAATCGCAGCGTGTCCGGGACGGCGACGGCGGCTGGAAAGACGGCGATTCCACGTTCTGGCGGTGCACCCTGTGGGACAGTGCAGCCGAGAACCTGGCCGAGTCGCTGCACAAGGGCCAACGCGTCATCGTGGTCGGCGAAGCCAAGCAGCGCAGCTTTGAAACCCGCGATGGTGAGAAGCGCACCGTCATCGAAGTCACGGCGTCCGAGGTCGGCCCGTCTCTGCGGTGGGCGGTGGCGAAGGTTGAGAAAACGTCGGGAAACGGCCCTAGAACCGTTTCTCAGACACAAAACCCGTCCGGTAATGGTGATGACGCCGACCCGTGGGGCACAGCCGCTCACAACGCCGACGACGAGATTCCGTTCTGAGCCGTGAATCCGCTTCTCGTGTGCTGCCCGTACTGCGGTGCCCGCCCGTCCGAGCCGTGCCGCCAAACCATGCTCGACAGGCGCCCGGTCACCGACACCCACCAGATGCGCGGCCAAGCCGCCACCGAAGGCTGGTACCGCTGATGTTCCCGAACTTGAACGATCCGGCTGACCCGGCCGTCACCGAAGCACTCACCCGCAAGTGCGATCAATGCAAGCAACCGGCCGGCGCGCTGTGCGTGAATCACATCCGGCCGAATCATCCGTTGCCGGGCAGGTTGGTGCATTTCGGGAGGCTGCGGTGAGACACCCGTTTGAGCCGCTGCCCATGCCGCCCGAGCCGGATGACTGGCACCGCGACGCCGCCTGCCGCGACACCTCGACACCGGATGACTGGTTCCCGGACCAGCCGGGCGCCCGATCACCGGCCGGAGCCCGCGCCATGAACGTGTGCAGGGAATGCCCGGTGCAGCAGCAGTGCGCCGCGGCAGGGGCGGGCGAACGGTACGGCATTTGGGGTGGTTTGACGGAGGCCCGCCGGAAACGGCAACGCCAGGCCCGCAACAGGTCAACCCCGCCGCACATCCGGCATGGGACGCACGCCGGCTACCAGCGCGAAGCCTATTACGGCATCCCTGCCTGTGACGCGTGTAAAGCGGCCCACGCCGAGTTTCAGTCGGCGAAACGGCGGATCCGGGAACGGCGGAAACAACGCAACCAGTGGAAGGAAACGGGATGAGCTACTGCAATGGGTGCGGGTGCCCGCACAGCGATGAGCAGCCGTGTGGCCGGACGATCACCGAACAGCTCGACAACGCTAAGGATGGGCGGCAGTTCGGCGCCGCCCTGGAGGGACTGTTCCGCAGCCTGGAGAAAGCGAAAGACGATGAGTGACGATCTGCGCGACAGGATCGCGGCGCTGCTGGAATTGTTGCGACCTGTGACCCCAACGGAAGCCGCCGACGCGGTGATCCGCGAACTGGGGCTGAAACGAATGGAGATGGGCGAATGGGACGTGCTTGCTCAGGGGTTCCGTGGATTCCGTTACGTCACACCGTGGGACGTAGACGATGAGTGACCTAACCCCTATGTGGATTGTGGCCGGATGTTTGGTGTGGCTGGTTTACACCATTGCGTTGGCATGGTGGTTTAACCGATGACTGACGATCTGCGCGACAGGATCGCCGCCGTGATCCGCCGGGAAGTGCCTTGCCACCCACCGGCAGCCGACAGGGTTGCCGCCCGCCGCGGCATGAAACTCATCCGCCAAGCCCTCGCCCACCGCTACACCAACCCCGACCACCCCGCCGTCGCAGACGCCCTCACACGGCGCTGCGACCAATGCGGCGCACCACCCGGACAGCCCTGCCACAACCACATCGCCGGAGGCGGCCCACTACCCGGCCGCACCGTCCACCACGGAAGAACAGAGGCCCCATGACCGAATGCCGGCGCTGCGGCGCAAAAGCCCAGCTGTTCCTGTGCCCACGCTGCACCACCACCCTGCAGCGCACCCTCGACGACCTGCCGTGGTGGCTGGACCGGCTCACCGAAGCCGCCGTCGGACAGACCCGCATGTCCGACAACGCCGGACGCAAGTCCGCCGCCCGCCGCGACCTCGACGGCGAACAGCCCCTGGCCGCCTGCATCGAACCGTTCCCCGACCCCTCCGAAACCGACCTCGAACGGGCCCGCCGCCAACGCCAACGCGTCGCCCTGGCCCACGCACTCGCCGCCGGCGGCATCAACGCCCGCGCCTCCGAGCTCCTCGGCCACATCGCCGACAGCCTCG